TGATTTAATTCGTCTTCCAAATATTCCACACGACCTGTCTTGTATGCTTCTGGGTGCCATGGCATCCACATACCTACTGGACCAACATATACATCGTGGTTTGGATCCAATTCACGCAACATTTTGCATCGTAATTCTGCTTCTTGTTGTGTAGGAAAACAACCTCTTACCTTAATACCACGTGTGGTTGTTTGGAAATTATGTAGGTTATTAAAATCTTTTTCAAGACGCTCTTCATTTGCATCTAAGAAATTTTTATATTCGTCTTCAATATTGGATTGTGTCAATTCTTTCTGTTGGTCTTTTACAAAATCTTGTAAATCTTGTGTAACTTTATCAAAATCCAATGAGTACTTGTAGGAAAGAAAGTTTAGGAATTGTGTGTATTTTTCCATGGATTTTCGGAAATCCCAATCTTTTAGAAAATGTTCAAACATATACATTTCTTTTTGTTTTACAATTTGTTCCGGGGATACGAACGATATACATGCGAACTTTTGTCCTGCAATTGACTTGTCTTCTTCCAATAAATCGACATAAGTTGGATTTGGTTTACCATTTTTATCGAATCTGGTTTCTACACCTTTTGGTGGGCTGGTTTGTTGTTGTTGACGTTGACTCATGTTAGCTATTTATAATAAATATATGTATATTATTTTAAGTTTTTTAACGAATAAATATAATAATAATAATCATCATTTTTCTGATATTATTTTTCTGATTATCATTTTTGTAATATACTGTTTGTTTCTGTATATAATATATTTTTTTCTAATCTTTATTTATAAATGATGAACTTAATGGGTATGTTAGATCTTGGTGAACTTGTACGTCGTGCAATCAAATATTTAGTTGAAGGATTAATGGTAGCAATTGCTTCCTTTGCAATCCCAAAAAAATCTCTTAAAATGGACGAAATTGCTTTAATTGCTCTTACCGCAGCAGCAACGTTCAGTATTTTAGATACTTACCTACCAGCAATGGCAGTAAGTGCTCGCTCAGGTGCAGGATTAGGTATTGGTGCAAATCTTGTTGGTTTCCCAAAAATGTAATTGGAAACATATAAACAACACAACACAACAAAATTATATTTATTTTTCATGTATGTATTCATGTATCATATCATGTATCATATCATGTATCATATCATGTATTCAAATAAATATAATTCAATTACTGTTATAACTTTTTACACTAAACCGACATACTTAAATAGTCGTTTCTTTTTTCGTTATCTTGTAATAATGATTTATAATCTGGTTGCCTAGACATATACCATGTATCGTCAAACGATTGTTTTCTTGTACAACCCATTGGAGAAAAAGGTCTGTATTTTATAACAGGTGAAGAATAATAATCCCTTATAGGATTTCTACTATTTTTCTTACCAAAAAAATATACATTCCTCTTACAAAAAATAATACATAATACTGGTACAAAAAAAAACATTAAAATGCATACATAAAACAATATTGTTAACAACGTTTTTTCATATTCATTCATAGTCGATAATAGAATTATACAGGTAGATATCTAGATGTATATATAATATATTGTTTGTCAACAAAATCTCTTTATTCACTTTGTATATATTTTTTCACATAGGTGGTAACATATATACGGCTATGTTATGCTATCTAGATAGGTGTATGTAGATAGGCGTACATTGATTAGATAAGTTCTATCAAATGGTAGGGATAAATTCCCAGTCCAATTCTTTGCATATTTTTTTCCAAATTTCATCTTGCTCTATCCGTTTTTCACGGTCTTTCAACATTGGAAAAAATGGCAAAAATTGTCGCTGGTCCAATAGCTCGCATAATTTATACACCGTATAGTAATAATTTAAAAAGTTCACTCGCTCTTCCGGACAGGCACGTGAGTAAGGTGCTTGTATATCCATAAATAAATTACACAAGGTTTCTTCCAATTGTGGGGTCATGACAGGAGGTTTTATACCTAACTTATCTTTTATAAACGGTATATGCTCATAATATTTATTGAAACCTAATTTTTTCAAAATATCCTTGGCCTTTTTATTGGTCAAGTGTTTTAGCTCGATTCTCTCTTTACGTATTTGTTTCTTTATTTTATCAAATACTTCATCGGGTATCTGTGTGGTCTCTTTTGCTTGAAATTGTGCCAAAATCTCACGAAAATGGTTTATTCTTTTGTATGCATAAAAACTGACTTCCTTTGGTGGTTCCTTATACGACGGTTTTTCATTTTCGATCAAATACTTGACTTGTTTAGCACATTTATTACACACCATGATTCCCTCATTGTCTACCGAGATGATTTCACCTTCTTTACAATATTTACAAATGTCATTTGGATAGATGTAGTCATTGATGTTGATAAATCCCTCATCCAGATTACATAAATATTTATGTAAATTACTAGTATGTTTCTTTTCCTCTTCATTGTCCTTTTTTTTCATATCTTTTGTCTTAAAGAAAGAGTTTAGGACTTTTGTCTTGGTATTTCCTTCGGAAATACTTTTCTTATTTTCAAAATAACCAAAGATGTATTTCGAATTGTCCAATAAATACTCTTTCTTATTCTTTTTCATGATCCGAATTTTCTTTTTAATATCACGTTTTTCATGATCCAAATCTATTTTTTCATCCAATGTAATTTCTTTGGATTTCATTTTTTTCTTGATTAAGGCCAATTGTTCTTTTAATTTAGGCAATTCTTCTTCTTCTTGATAATTGAATTTTTCTATCATTTCCGAATGTTTACTATCCAACGTGACAATATGTTTTTTATTCACTTGAATCTTTTTGCTAGTCTTTGGTTTAAACGGCATCGTAAATAAAAATGTAACTATAAGTCAAAAACTCCGATGGAGAACCTTGTTTTAATTAATATATACTAATTAAAGGGTCATTTTTAATTGATTATAACCTTTAAACATATTTCTTACTATTTTTCTTTTACATTTAGGAGAAATCGGTTAGATTTTTGTTTGATTTTCTACCCAATATTTATATTTTACATATATTTTACATATATTTTACATATATTTTACATATATTTTCATAATTTGAATTTATACAATGAGTCAAATACCTATTTCACAAGACGACCCTACCAATAAAAACATCGATTATTTAATGCTTCAAAAAATGGGTTTTTTGTACAATGCTCTTGAAGAAGGATGGACCATTAAAAAAGACAAGGACAAGTATATATTTAAGAAAAACCATGAAGGAAAGAAAGAAGTATTTTTAGACAGTTATTTAAAACAATTCTTAACCCGGAACTTCGATATTAATACTATCATCAAGTAAAAGGAATTTACTTACCATGGGACGTGTTGTATGTTACGTTACACGTTACAAATTATTGTTTATATTCTTGTTTGGATAGGATACAAAACCAATCATTTTTGTTATGTTTACACGTTTTGTATGAAAAAAAGTGAGATTTTCACATAAACCTTTTATGTTTAGCAAGATTTTTTTAATTTTTTCGTTTTTTTTTAATTAATTTAATTAAAAAAACAATTTTCGTAATTTTTTTTTCTTTACTATAATTATAATACTCAAATATGGGAGGTGGATTAATGCAACTTGTAGCTTACGGTGCCCAAGACGTATATCTTACGGGCAACCCACAAATTACTTTCTGGAAGGTGACTTACCGTCGTCATACCAATTTCGCAATGGAATCCATTGAACAAACATTCAATGGTCAAGCTGATTTCGGTCGTCGTGTTACCTGCACGATCAGCCGTAACGGTGACCTTGCATACCGCACATACTTACAAGTAACTTTGCCAGAAATTAGCCAAAGTTTGAACAGTGACGGGGGGGATGTTTACGCACGCTGGTTGGATTTCCCAGGTGAACAAATGATTTCACAAGTTGAAGTTGAAATCGGTGGCCAAAGAATCGACCGTCAATATGGTGATTTCATGCACATCTGGAACCAATTGACTCTTTCCAAAGAACAAGAGCGTGGTTACAACAAAATGGTTGGTAACACCACACAATTGACTTACATCTGTGATCCTAGTTTCGCAGCCGTTGATGGTCCTTGTGATTCAGATGCACCACGTCAAGTATGTGCTCCTCGTAATGCACTTCCAGAAACCACATTGTATGTTCCATTACAATTCTGGTACTGCAGAAACCCAGGTCTTGCTCTTCCATTGATTGCTCTTCAATACCATGAAGTAAAAATCAACTTGGACCTTCGCCCAATTGATGAATGCTTATTCGCCATGACCGCATTGTCTAGTGGTAAAAAAGTTGGTGCAGCTTACAACCAAT